AATTATTATAATGATACTAGCGAATATCAAAGAATTATCAATGAATATTTAAAAGTATTTTATTGGATTGTTTTTGCTGCTTTCATTATAATGTTTATTTTTATGGGTGGATGGAGAAATATAAAAACATATGCTTTTATAATAACTTTAATTACTTTCCCTATATTTTTGATAAATCCTTTGATAGGTTTTGTTTTTTCTAAAATGCAACACGTCGCCATCGATCATTTTTATCTTGGTATCGGTGCTTTAATAATTTTTGTATTTTCTTTCTTATCTTATTTCAATAATTTAGCTTTATCTTCGCTAAAAAAATCAGTTGAATAAATTATAATTAAAAATGTTATAATTTATTTATTATGCTTCATCATCATATTCTTCATCATGAAATCCATCGTATATTATTTTCCAAGCCTTATAATGTTTTCCTGCATTTTGATTATTTTCTCTCTCATATTCTCTATCCAAATATCCTATTAATTCTGTCATGGGCGGAACTCTTGCGTTTGGTCCCTGATTAATTCTCCACCATTGTTGAAATTCTGTCTTTACAGCTGTTTTCAAAACCTTATCTTGATTATTTCCAGTTCTATCTATTTTATCTTTCATAAATCTAGCCAAATAATCTTCACGTTGGCGATAATTTTCACTCGCGGATGTAACTTTTTCACAATCGGTGACTAATCCCATTTTTTCTTGTGCTATTTCTATTAACATACTTAACATAAATGGAGCCCATGTATCAAATCTTTCTTCTAGATATTTATCCATGGGAAATTGTTTATCTGCTTTTACTTCTGATATTTTCTTACACCCTTGTGTATCTATAAATTTAGATTCAAAATCTACTTTTCTTATTCTTCTCCAAGTTCCTCCATCATTTGATGTTATTATTGGCATCTCATTTAAACAACAAACTAACGAAAATTGTGGCTGAAATGTTATTGGATCATGAAACAATTTTCTTCCTGTCAATGGATCTTTACCTGTCAATTGCTTCATTACACCATCGTTAATTTTATCACCCTTTGTCGATTCTTGCATACAAGCATAACGAATACCTTTTAAATTAGCAATTTCCGGTGATGCTACGCCTATGTTTGTTCTATTTCCCATTATTAATGTGATTGGAACTGATATATCAGCATAATCTCCCATTACTTTTTTCATAAATGTAACCAATACAGACTTTCCATTTGAACCATTTCCATTGTAAATATTAAATGTTTGATTACTATTGGTTCCTATTACAGCCGTTGCTAAATGCTCCCACATATATTGCCTTAAAGCTTCATTTACAAATAACTGTTCCATAAATGTATTGATTTCATTAACAGTTTTAACATGTTCTTCATTATCATAATCTATTTTTACATAATCCAATTTTGTCGATAATGATATATAATCTTCAGGACAACCCGGTCTAAAAACCCCTTTATATTTAGTTACTGTTTCATATTTATTATTTTTTAATTCTTGAACATCATATGGTTCGCCTTTAAAATCATAAATACCATTATTACATCCTAATTTATATGGATCCGAATCTAACTTCTCTAATAAATACTCGTCTCTAAATTCATCTTTACATTCCTTCATTATATTTTGTTTATGTGTTGTCCTTCTACATTTAATAGCTATTTCATTGTATATTGTTGTTTCCTTTGTTAGTTCTTCTATTTTTTGAATATTCCCATTATTTTGATTTTGATTTGGTGTTTGTTGGTTTCCTTCGGTTTGTTCTTGTAGTAATACTCTCAACTGTGCAAATACTTCCTTTTCTTTTTTTATATATAGTTGCGACATCGTCTTTGATATTTCTCTCCTCAAAGAAGTTCCCGATTCATTTTCACACCACACATGCTTAGTATACTTATCCCTCTTTCCAAATTCCCACCATTCACCATTCTTCTTCAAATTTACACAAGCAAACCTATCTTTATACATTAAATGAGCCAATCTTGCCAAATCATATTCTGTACCTTTTCCAAATAGCGTATCGTGAATATATTTATCAATCGTTTCTTTCCATATCTTTTCGTATTCTTCTGGATTTTCCGACTTAGCCCAATATTTAATAGAACCCAATGTTAATGATTTCTTTTTATTTTTTTTAAAATGATCCCATCTATTGGGTATATCTGTACCACAATCATTCCAATCAAAATTATCCGATTTTGAAGAAAACGCAATCCAAGACAATATCGAAATATTACTTGTATGTTGTAATGCCATTCCAACTTTTAACCATTTGTCATATGGTTTATAATAATCTTCGCCTAACAACATTGTATACTTATGAGCGTTTATTATTTGTTGATTTCCTGAATCCATTATAAATGCTTGTATTGCCAAATTTAAATCTTCAATACTTTTTATATTATCTAATTGATTTGTTGCCATATATAACTCAAATTTTGTATCTTCTTCTTCCAAAGACATATAATTTGTTTTGTTTGCTATATTGGTTAATTGTTGTGCTGCTTCTTCTTCTATTTTTTTCCATTCTTCCATCATCTTTTCACTAATTTGTGTGTTAGACCAATGACTACAATTTCTTACTGAAAACATCTGAAGTATTTTCTTTTTTTCTTTAAATTTTATTAATTGTTCTTCGTCGGCACTTTTCCAATCAAATATATTAGTTCCATCATTGTATTCGCATTTATATAAATACGTTAATTTATAAGGCTTGCCTCCCGGTTTTTTAGAACCATACACTTGCCATCCTGTTTCGCCAGTAGATATGCTTTCATCAAGTATATCTTCATACTTATTTACTAATAGATTTTCATCATCGTCTGGGTCTCTTAAGTCGCTCAATACATCATCTATGCTTTCTAATACCATTGCCCTTAACATTTTCTGCATATCGTGTTTCATTTTTAAACCAATTATCATATGAATACCATCTTTTGATGTATATTCTTTACCATCAGCTGTTTTTCCTTGAGTAGGTAATACATTTATTTCATCTTTCTCAAATACATAAATATTAAAAGAACTTGTATCACTTGTAATTTTAATTAAATCTTTCAATTTATCACAATAACAATCTATTATATCGTCTATATGGACTTGACTATGACGTCTTTCACTAACATTATTATATCTAAAATCTAAATCTATTAATATTGGACCACCATTTTCTCTATCTTGTATTTCTGTTAAATATTCTGGCAATCCCTTGGTTATAACTTTATCATAGTATAATTTATAAAAAGTATCAAGGGTCTTTTTATCATTCATTACATAAGCACCACCATATACATTCAAATTTTTTGCGCCTATTCTAGTATGTGTTATTTTTTGACCCGGAAATTTTGTAGATTTTCTTGTAGATAAAAATTCTTGAAGAGTTCCAAATTCTTCTTTCTTCTTTACTTTTGCACTTTCCTTTTTATTTTCATAGTTCATTTTCATTATTACGTATATTACTCGAACATTATTTTAAATCAATTTTTATATTTTTTTTAATAATATTCAAATATCCACTTTTTAATTCACGCATTACATGGCATTAGAAATATTTATATAAAAAGTATTTATAGAGATATTTCTAAAATATATATATAATGTCATCGGTCGTATCAGCTTCTAATTTATCTAATAATTTAAAAAGGCTCTTGAGAGATGTAAGAAAAATTATAAAAAATCCTCTAATCAATCACGGTATTTATTACGTTCATGATACTAATGATTGTAGAAAAGGATATGCTATGATTATTGGTCCAAGCGAAACCTTATACAGACACGGTTTTTATTTTTTTGAATTTAATTATCCAAATGAATATCCTTATGTTCCACCGAAAGTTACTTATTTAACTAATGGCGAGAATATTAGGTTCAATCCTAATCTATATAGAAATGGGAAAGTTTGCTTGTCTATTATAAATACTTGGAAAGGAGAGGGATGGACTTCTTGTCAAAATATTTCATCTGTATTGTTAACTATTGTTGCTCATGTTTTTAATAATGAACCTATTTTAAATGAACCCGGTGTAACAAAAAGACATCCTTCTTATAATGCATATCATAAAATTTTAAGATGGGGTAATTATAAAGTTGCTTTCCATGATGTAATTATAAACGGTGTTCTCCCCTCAGCTGATTATAACAAATTTTTCTATAAATATATCATGGAATATGTAAAAGAAAATAATAAATTAATTTTAAGTGACCTAGAACAATTAGTAAAAGATAATCCTGAAAAAGAATGGATTAAATCTAGTATATATAATATGAAAAATCTTGTTGATTATAAAGAAATTGAAAAAAGTATAAAGGTCTTAATTAACGATAAATTGAATTTAAATAATAAATAAGTATATATATAATAATCATGCACTTTTGTATCAAATGCGGAAATATGTATTACATTCAAATTCAAGAAGAGACAGAAGAATTAATTTATAGTTGTAGAAAATGCGGCCATAAAAACGAAGAACTTGTAAATCAATTGGATAATTTATGTGTATCGAAAACCGATATGAAAAAAGATACATCGTCTGTAGATAATATTATAAATCAATATACAAAATTAGACCCTACATTACCAAGAATTACAAATATAGATTGTCCTAATAAAGAATGTCCTTCTAATATACAAGACATGGGGGCAGTTGAAAGTAAGGACGGGGATAAACATAAAAAGGTAGAAAAGGAAAAGGAAATAGTTTACATAAGGTATGATGATACTAATATGAAATTTATATATTTATGTTGTGTATGCGAACACGCTTGGAAAATCAAACAGAAATAAATTGATTTAAAAATATAATATAGTATAATTTTAAATATGAGTGATTTTAGCGAAGACAAACCTAATGTTAATATAGAAGATGTTAATATTCCTGAAGAAGAAGAAAAAATAGAAGAAATGTCTTTTAAAGAACCGCAAACAAATGAAGATTTTGATGAATCTAGTGAAGATGAAGATGAAGATGATGATTTTAAAAAATTTGATTTAGATATAAAAAATAATAAACTTATGAACTATCATCCTGAAATGAAGCAAATATCTTATGAAGAAATGATAACTTTATCTACGGTTGTAAGGGATAAAAATGGGATTATTATTGATCCATTGCATAAAACATTGCCTATATTAACAAGATACGAACAGGCAAAAATCATTGGTTTAAGAGCAAAACAAATTAATTCAGGTTCAAATCCTTTAATTGATATTCCCGATTCTATGATAGACGGTATTACAATCGCACAAGAAGAATTTAAACAAAAAAAGATGCCTTTTATTATAAGAAGACCTTTGCCGGATGGTAGTTCAGAGTATTGGAAAATTGAAGATCTTGAAATACTTGAGGTTTAATTAATTAAAACTTTTTTAATTTCAAAAATATCGTTTTTTTCTCTCCCCGATACTATAAAATATAAATTTTAATATAAAATTTATATTTTATCGCGTAGGTCTACTTTGGTTCTTTGCCAACATAGTATAAATTTCTTTTTGTGTCATATTTGCAGAATTTGGAAATAATGGGCCAGCTAATGGAAATTTTGTTACTTGTCCTATAGCATTACAAGTTTCATTTAATGGTTTATATAGTTTTGGATTGTTGGTGGTATTGCTCCATCTACCATATGGAAATGCGTTATTTTGACAAACAAATACAAATAAGAAATCACTCATATTAGACCTAACTACAACACCCTCCCATTCAATAACAGCTCGTATCCTATATCTATAATTTGTATATCTTACAGCACTTGTATCCGTATATTCAGCTCTGTCAGATGTTCCAATTATATCATATACTGGTTCTCCTGTTATAAATGTTAATCGCAATACTTCAAAATTTACTTTTGTTGCATATCTTGTTAATGTTGGATCGGCAAAATCATATAATGTTTTTCCTATTTCTTCAACACTCCAACTAAGATTTACTTCATTATCATTGGCTATTGTATATAATAAATTTATAGGTGGAGTAACTTTAATTGTTCTTGCTGTAATTGTTCCTACATTTGTTTCCGCAAATAAATCATTATCAGCAATAGACATTTTTATATCTACCTGACCTTGATGGTCGTTACTTACCAATGACATAATTCCTCCTGTTAATGTTCCGTCAATATTAGTAAATGTAATATTACCTATTGATTTATATTCTAATGTAGATAATTGAATTTCTCCAAATCCATATTGCCAATATGCTTGTTTTGGATTTATCGGTTGATTTCTATAATATATAACTGTTTTATCGAGAGGCAATCTTATTGATACGTATGAATTTTCAGTACCTTGTGGATATGTTCTGCTATATTGTGCTAATATTTCACCATTGTCATCTTTTAATTCATTTGAGTAATTATTATTTCCATCATAAAAAGTAATTTTTTGACCGAAATTACTTGGATCACTTGTATCTATATATAACACATCGCCTTGTTTTGAAATAATAGGATTTTGATAATTAAACTCTGTCAATTCTGTAGCACCAGAAGCAGATTCACTTATTATAAATTCATTATTTGAAAATATAGATGTATAATTAAATGTAACAAATGTTGCTGTACTCGCTACTATATTTGCTTCTAGTAATAATTCCTCTGTAATATCACTTAATCTTCTTGGTAAAATTTGTACGATGTCGCTGAAATTTGGATTCTGATAATCAAAAATATCTATTAATACTTTATTTGTATTGATATAAATATTAGCAATATTAACTTGAATTGATGGTATATTCTCAATTTCATTGTAAAAGAAATTAGTAGATTTTGTAGATATTCTTACTTCAAATTCATCTACATCACCCGTTAAACCATAAGATTCAGATATAAAACTTGGTTCCGTTCTATTACCTATTAAATCTCTAGCAGGATAAGCTATTACATCGGGCATATCAATTAAATGAGGATATTGATTAGCAAACTCAAAAAATATTGTTACATCACTCGGAAGCATATCAATCCTACCCTCTGGTAAAATTTTTATAAAAAATTCAGTAGAACCTCCTAATTCAATTGTTGCTAATTCTAATCCAAATCTATTTACTACTTTAAAATCAATAATATTAAAAGACAAAACATATATATCGCCATCTATAGATGTTCTTACATTCACAATATAAAAAGTTCTACCTTGAATTATTTTTACACGTTCGTTGTATGTTCTGTAAAACGGATCATCTGAAGCCATTAATATTGGTATTACTCCATTTTCTTTTGGTTCTGTTGCTTTAAAATTAAAATTCCAAGTTCCTCTATCTCCTTTTGGTATTACAAGTGGGTCTGATAGTACTTGTAACCACGATGGTTTTGCTTCTGTATATATAGTTATTTTTTCTTTGGGTGTAAACAATGGTGTAAAAGTTACATCAGTTATTTCATTTTTTATTGTAGCACATTTAAAATCATATCTAGACATATATAACGGATTTCTAATTTTAATTAATGGATTATCATTTTCATTTGAGCTCCATATATCTGTTAAACTTAAATATCCAAAATAAAATTCCCATACTAAATTCCCTGGAAACTCTGTATAATGGATTAAACCAGTTTCTTGATTAAAAGAATTTTCATCTAAACCAATTCTCTGGTCATCTTGTAATCCTATTGTTGTTCCTCCATATTTACTAGCTTTCAATGGATAATAAAATGTCCCTGGTCCTTCTCTTACTTTAAACATGACAACATTAAAACAACTCATCCCTGGTTCTCTTGGATCATCGTCCATCAATTCTCCAAGAAATTCTTTTATATAACTTGTTTGTATAAATCCAAATTTGAAATTTACTATTTTGCGGTCATTAAACCAATCTGGCGCCATTGCTGCTGTAAATATTTCTTTTTTTATATAAGCTTTTGGTATTAGTTCATCTTTCCATTGTACTAATTTAAAATAAAATTTTGATGTTAATGGAAAGCCATCCCAATGCATATTAAAATTTAAACACCTAGTCTCTACACCTATTCCTGATGAATTTGAATATGAACCTATCATAGTGGTGGCCATAATATTATATTATAATTATAAAATAAAATATTAATCACACGTATTTGGATATCTATAATTTTTACTAGGGTCTGTTGCTCTTGGATCTAATGTAGCTGGTTTAGGTCTTAATCTTTTCGCATATCTAAAATTTTTCATCATTGTAGATACTCTAATCTTATAATTTTGTATTTCTTGTGATTTTGTAATAGAACTTTCATTTTCAGGACAATTACACAAACCTTCATTATCTAATATTACAACTGTTGGAGGTACATATGGAGATTGTGTAAATAATGTTCCGTATTTATATTTTGTTATTTT